ATGCACAGCCGCTAATGGTGCTGCATGGTTATTGTTATCTGGTCATCTTCTCTCTTCACATTATTCGTGCCCGGTTGTTTAACCACCTCGGGCGGCGGTGGTATCTTGGTGTTCTCACACTACCAAGAGGGTAAAATATGGCTGAGTTCAATAGAGCATTGCAGTTAGATTTAGTTAAATGCGCGGTAGATAGTTACCCTGCGCCCATAGATACAACAAATCTTCCATCGACCATAAATAATGCTGATACAGAAACCCTTGCAAAAAATATCATGTACCTCAATGAGGAAGATTTATTAATTGGTGGTGCTGAATATGTAATTGGTGGCATTCGTGTTTCACTTAATAATGCTAGAGCGACTAAAAACGCTATAAATTTACTTAGCGAAGATGGAAGCATTTCAGCATCACTCAAGGTTGTTACCGTCAAATTCCATGACGACACCATTGCCGCACTTCGTGAGTTCATCACTTTGAACGTTCCTGACCCAGAAGAAAGGAAAGGGTATTTGCAGCGCTTAAAAGAGCTTCCCGCTGACGCCACAAAACACATCGTGCTTGAACTCTTGGGTAAGGGATTAAGTCATGTGCCTGACGCAATTCAGTGGCTGCAAACAGTGCTCCGGTAGCTGAAAACTCAGTTTCATTACGTAATTTTTGAAACAGTACCCATCCGATAGCGGGGGATATTTCAAGCCAGAAATCTTCCCTGTCTTCGGTTGAAATGGTCAGGGTATTGTTAATAAATACCATGGCATATATTACGAGTTTCTGTCCGCTCTCAGTCATCGCGTCTATCTCCCCACACTAATTGATACTCTTCACACAGTTATTCAGATACGCAGCCGTTATTGCGGTTGTAAAATTTAGCCTGGTTATTTTCCCACCTCAGGCGGCAGTGGTTTCCGTTGTTCCCCAACAGACAGAAATTGGTTACTATTACTCACCCCAACAGATATGAGGTTTTTATGAGCCAAGATTCAGCAAAAGACAAACTTCTTAAAAATATTGAAATTGAAATGTCAGCACTCCGCCGCATAACCTTTTCTATGCTAAAAGCAATGACCGAAGAGCAAAGAAAATATATTCGTGATGATATTGAGCTTATGAGCCTGCAAATCACGAGCGAACTTGACAACGACGACAGCGAATCACATCTTCGTGAGCAGGTGATTCGTCGGTATGCTCTTGCTTTTTTTCCTGAGAAAGAAGAGAAATAGCCTCCCTCTGCTCTTTTTCTAATTGCAAAAAAGCTTTATTCTGCGCGGAATTTAGTGAGTTAAGCTGTGTTTCCAGTGACGCAACTGCTTTCCGCGCTTCCAGTTTCTCTTCCATCCACTGATATACTTCTTCTACAGAATTGCCATTTGGAATAATTATCGGCTCTTTCTTTTCAGTTGTCATGATCCCACCTATTGCGATTTTCACGGTATTGGTTTTTTGATCTTTACTGTGGCTTTATCTGCATCGCGCACAGGTTGGTGTACTTGGCGATCAGGCTGGAAGTTTCGACCATTGCCGTAGCTTGCAACTTGCTTTCTTCGTGCAGCGCCTCCAGCCGATGGATATAGTCCGCTTTCCGGCAGATCCACTGAGCAAGCTCTTCGTTGGTCATGTCGGTTATGATTACCGGTTCATCTTTCATGCTCACGTTCTCATCGTGTTTTGTTGTGCTGATGAAACAATATTAGGCAATACCTAATTTTATGTCAATAGGCTATGCCTAATATTTTCATTTCAGATAATCACGAGGTTATGTGACGAGTTTCCCTTCTGACCAAATAAGCTTAAGTACCGGTCTTTTTGGGTTTGTTGTTTTTACCTGAGGGGGTATTCCTGCATAACCATTGACGGGCTTTTTCGTCCATCGCGCTTACGTATGCACGAACATCAGAGTCGACCCATGGGGGCGTGTGTGAGTCTGCTGATAATAGAAAATCAATTACAGCGCGTCTTTCGTCTGTAATGAGATTGTAATCACTATTTTTTTTAATATCAGTACGTTGGGTATTTTGGCATCCCCCTTTCTGGGTGAGGTTATGATCTGGATATTCTCGCAATCCCCAGTGTTCTGGGCCGACAACATCAGAAAAATATCGCCATAGTTCAGGTAACTTTTCTTTGCTTATAGAGCCTTTTTTTATCCAGTCGTAAATTGAAGGGGGCTTTATTTTGAAGTGGCGAGCGATTTCCGCCTTGGTCTTGATGGCACCCGAAGATAACTTTTTGTTAATAGCAAGCTCTATGGCTTTGCCTAATTCTCTACCGCTAAGCATTGCCTAATCATCCCTGTATTAATTCGCTTAGGCAATTCCTATTGACCAATGATTAGGCGTAGCCTAATATTATTGGCGTGTGAATATTGGAGCCTACGCAATGAAAAAAGAGAATAGTGCATTTAAACAAGCCTGTATCCGTATCGGGGGGCAATCATCAATGGCCAAGAGCTTAGGGGTGTCTTCCCCGACAGTTAATCAATGGGTTAAAGGTATTCGCCAAATCCCGGCGGAACGATGCCCTGAAATAGAGAAAGCAACATTAGGCGAGGTTCGTTGTGAAGATCTGCGCCCGGATATTGACTGGACATATCTGCGCGGATCCCAGCAGCCGCTGACCAATTAATCAGAATGGTATCAGACCTGATCTGTTCAGATAACTACAACCCAACCTGAAAGCGAGTAGGCAATGAAGAATGAATCACTGAAAGAAGTCGTAAGAGAGATGTGCAGCGCTACTAATGGTGGGCGCGAAGTTATGGCCGGTGCGCTTGGTATGTCTGCCACGTCGTTCAATAACCGATTTTATGAAAAGAACGGCTGCCGGTTCTTCGATCACCACGACCTGATGACGATGCAGGAAGTCTCCGGGACGAAACTGTATGCCGAATATGTTGCAACAGAATCTGAAATGCTGCTGGTGGAAAGAATCAATCCGGATGATCTGGACGAGCCCGAATTATTTCGCCTGCATAGCAAGGTAGCGGCTAATCAGGGGGCACTGGCTGTGTTTATGGATAAATCACTGGAAGACGGGCAGGTAGACAGTGAAGAAGAAAAACAACTGAAAAAACTGTTGGATCGGACTGTGGCGACAGGAAGGACATTTATCTATGCATTCATTAAGTACCACAAGAAAGGGTGAAGCCGAGAGTATACGGCTCTCGGCTTCGGTCGCGCTATATCAATTGTGTGAAGAGATAAACGCATGAGCAGATTAACTCATTTGGCAGGCTTTGCGCAACTCCGCGTTGCTCCTGTAAAGGGTGGTAAAGACCCTGCCGCATTTGTTTATACGGTAAGAGTACCGGAAGGTTTCTCAGAAACAAACTACCAGTTTGTGGAGTGGGCGGTAGGTGATTTTAACCGCTTGGGTAAGACAGCAGGAGCCGCGGCATGAAAGAAACAGCTGACAATCTGGATCGGTATTACACCGACAGCCGGGGGCGGAAAGTCCACGTTGTCCGGTTTGACCGGCAAAACAGCCGGGTGATTTTCATGCGTGACGGCTATGAGCATCCGTGTTTTGAACCTCTGAAAACCTTTCAGGAGCGGTATACACGCGTGGATGAGGTGAAACCATGAGTATGATTTTAACAGCGCGCGCCTTGCAGATAAAAACCGGCAACGCGCTGCGTAAACTGGTACTGGTAAAACTGGCGGACAACGCCAACGATCAGGGCGAGTCGTGGCCGTCCGTGCCGTATATTGCTGAGCAGTGCGAAATGTCAGAGCGCTCAGTACAGAACCATATTAACGCCCTGGTGGAAATGGGGCTGGTTCGTATCGAATCCCGTAAATCGGCCAACGGTCTGAACCAGTCAAATATCTATCATCTGCGCCTGAATGCCGCCGTTGTGAGTGGTGAATCTGCTGCACCATATGGTGCAAATCCTGCGGGGGTAAGTGGTGCAAATGGTTACGGGACTGGTGCAGCAGATTCACCAGGTGGTGCAACTGGTTCCGATAGTGGTGCAGGAGCTGCACCCAGAATCAGTCATGATCCAATCATAGATCCAGATAATAAAAATATTATCTCCCGCGATGAAAAAACTAACGTCAAAACCGCAATGCCGGAAAGCTTTGAACCTGGTCGTGATCATGCTGCAAAAGCTGAGGCATCCGGACTGGATGTTCAGGAAGAGTTTCAGAAGTTCAGCGACTACCACGCCAGCAAGGGTACGAAATACACCGACTGGCACCGCGCATTCAGCTACTGGCTTGGACAGGCTGCCAACTTCAAACGCAGAACTGCAGGAAACAACACTAACTCCGTAGAGCGTGACGAGGCATTCACCCGTCTGATCGGCTCCCGTTCAAAACCACGTAACCGCACCGAGGAAATCGCGCTGGAAATGGCCGGGAAAACCGGTATCCGGACGCAGACCGAGTTTATGGGCCGCAAGACGTGGATTGATATCTGGAAACAGGCCAAAGAGCAGGCCGCAAAAGAACGGGAGGCAGCATGAACATGCGCTCAGAAAGCAAAGAAATTTACGGTGTGAATGTGTTCCCGGTGCTGGCTGTCCTGCATCAGATCCGCCGGTGGTGGGTACTGCGTGACCTGAAAGACCACTGGAACGGCCGCCATAAGGTAATCCGCATTTGCCGCCGCCATGGCTTGGATGACCTCATTCGGTTCCAAAATATCGAGCGGCAGTATTTCATGACCCGCGCCACAGCTAAACGCTACCAGCGTGAGGGGGTTATCTGATGGGGCTGACTTACGGATCTGTCTGTTCCGGCATCGAGGCCGCTTCGGTCGCCTGGGAGCCTATCGGAATGAAACCCCTCTGGTTCAGCGAAATTGAACCGTTCCCGTCTGCCGTACTGGCTTCACATTGGCCGGCGGTGGATAACCTGGGCGATATGACAAAAATCGCTGCAGCGATTCGCGCCGGTGATGTATCCGCGCCGGATCTGCTGGTTGGCGGTACACCGTGTCAGGCATTCAGTGTCGCCGGATTACGCGGTGGCCTGAGTGACGAACGCGGACAATTAACCCTTTCTTACGTTGAATTAGCGGACAGCATTGATGAAAAAAGAGAACAAAACGGTGAGCAACCAGCA